AACCCGCCGATGGAGTTTGCCAAGTAGGAAGTGCGGCAGCGCCATTGCTGGTAAGAACCTGTCCTGAAGTTCCAAGGCTATTGAGCGTCTGAACCGATCCAGTTGCCGTAGTACCAGCGCACAGTACGCCATAAGCAGTGGTAAAAGTATTTACACCTGTGCCGCCGTTAGCAACCGTAAGTTGAGAGCCAAGAGAAAGGGAAGCCAGATAACTTTGGGCACTCACAATGTCAGTGCCGTTGCTGACCAGCACTATTTTTGCTCCATTGGGTACTGAGACACCCGTTTGCCCGGAGACTTTCACCGTGACGTTGTACCCACCCGTGGTGTTGTTGTAGATGAAGTACAGCTTCTTGTTGGTGGGGACGAGCAGGTTGCGATTCGCAGTCAGCGCTCCGGTACACTCGATGTACATATTGCGAGCTACACCCGTGGCACCGTTGGGGATGGTAATGACGGTATCCGCGCCATCGGTAATGGCTTGGGTTACGTACCCGGAGATGGCCTGCTCGATGAGGGTCCCGAGGTTGGTGTTGGTCGTCGTACCCCACGTACCCGACTGGTCACCGGTACCGATGAGTTCCAGTGCAAGGTTGGTGCTGTAAGTAGAAGCCATAATGGTTCCTTATCTACGTTACTACTTTGTTCCAATCAGGCACTTGACTGGTATTTATATTACTCCAGTTTGCCGTGTCTGCATCATTCAAGAGCACCCAGTTCGGTGTCTGTGAGTCGTCAATCGTCGTCCAGTAGAACTTGGCTACCGTACCTATCATCCCGGTACCCGTGACCCCGCTCAGAGCCGGGGAGCTTGTCTTGCCAACACTGCCTGCGCTACCAGTAGCAGTAACCCCCGTAATGGCAACAACGTAGGTGAACGTAACACTACCAACTGAGCCAGTAGCGGAAACTGCCGTAAGACCCTTGGATAGGCTGACCCCGACGCTACCTACCGAGCCGGTAGCGATTACACCAGACTCTGACTCCGTATCACTAGCTACTACGGTCCCGGCGCTACCTGTACCCGTGACCCCGGAAAGCGCAAGTAAGGAACTGACACCAACAGACCCAACTGAACCGGTAGCTGATACTGCCGTAATACTAACCGAGGGGCTTGCAACGATGCTACCAACTGATCCTGTACTGGTAACACCACTCAGAACACAGGTCGAACTGACTCCGACTGTTCCAACTGATCCCGTCCCCGTGACGCCGGTAAGCGCAAGGGTAACATTTACACCAACAGACCTAACTGAACCGGTAGCGGTTACACCAGTCAATGCTTCGGGGTTTAGCCCTCCCCAAGCATCTACACTCCAGCCATCAATACCCCATCCGGTTTGCGCCACAAAGCAAACTCAACTTAGGCAATATTCAGCAGGGCGGTACCGGCAGCGTTCGTCGGCATGGTCAGGGCAAAGGTACCGGCAGTCACCGTCTGTGATCCAAACGTATGCACGCTCACCGCTTTGTTCGACTGGCTGCTGTTATAGATCAGCACGGCATCAAACGCGGTCGACAAGGTTACCGAGGTGTAAGTGATGCTGGCCGAAGGGGTCCAATAGGCGGTCGTACCGCTCGTTGTAGGAGCCGTGGCGTTAGTAACGGTAACCCCACCTGCTGAATAGCCCGAACCCGAAACTTCTCCGGTTGCTGAATAAGCAGTGGTACCCGCACCGAGTGAAGCCGTAGTGAGATACAGCGCCGCCTTGAAAGTATCCGCCGTGGAAGCGCCACGGGTAGGGGCTGTACCAAAGTTATGTGTAGCCGTCAGAAGCTCGCCCTTGAACGAAGTCGTCATCGCCTGCGAATTAGCCATTTACTGCTCCTTTTTACCCAAGCATCGCCGCAACACCATCGGCAAAGACGTTAGTTTTGAGATGAACGTGGACAGAGCGGTGGACAAGCTCACCTTCAAGCCAGTATTCGACCCACTCGGTGTATTCCTTGTCGTTGTCGAGCGAACCAGTCTTCTTCTCCAGTAGGGAGTCATCCATGTCCCCTTTTGTGGTGGTGACAATCATTGGCTCGATATCCTCACGATTGCGGTTGTGTTGGTGGAAGAGGGAAACTGCACCTGAAAAGAAGTCTGGGAAGTCTTATTGGAACCAAAATCCAGTACCACCATGGCCGGGTTGGTCGACCCGTTGTACTTGTAAATCAACGCACCCCGGGCGGTGATTGCACCGCTCCAAGTGACATCCGCAAAGGAGAAATACGATGTCGTGCCCGAAGATCCCGTGGTAGGTACTTGGGTCACAGTTAGGGTTTGCCCACCAGCCGTGTAGCCAGAGGCGCTTACCTCACCCGATGACGTATAGGCCGTCGTCGTGTAATCCAGAGTGGCGTTATTCGTGTACAGCGCGATCTTGAACACATCAGTCGTGCCCGCAGCAAGGTTGAACGTACCACTTGGCAGTCCAGTCTTGAAGGTGTTAGTGGCGTAGTTTCCGGTGAAAGCCATTTCAAGTCACCGCCTGACGGTATTGACCACTGCGGTAGGCATCCTGACGCTCCATACCATCGCCAAGGCGCTTGGCAAGAGCAAGAGCTTCCTTGTACTTCCCGTCATACAGGGCCACCATGTCCGCCTCGCCCTTCATGTACGTATACGCTTCGATCAGCGACCCATAGAGAAGAACCGAATCAAAATTATCACCCAGCCAAGAAGTGCCAGACACAGAAATGCTTTGCGGGTAATAAAAGTAATGCAGTTCCACACTGTACTGGGTGTCAGGTGTCGGTCCAAGAATGAAAGAAAGCTCATTGGTAATGGCACCGCCGGTTACCGTAGGTCCAAACAAAGCGTAGTAAGCGGGCAACCCCGTGCTGGTTGCCGAGGGGTATGCCTCCCGGATGAAGTTGACATCCTTGTTGAGGAGATAGTTGTAGTCACCCGCATCATCGATGACAGCCAGCGAGTAGACAGACAAAAAATCATCCGGGCAGGAAAGGTACTTGTTTGAAGCCGTGGTCACGCCCGTCACGTTCTTGCGAAGCGACGGGAACTGCATGGTGTTGAAAACACGCTGCTCCGCCTGTTCCACAAACAGCGGAATATTGGCAACAAAGGATGACTCGGTGTTTTCCGTGTAGTCCTGAATTGCTTGGCTAAGAGCAGCGTAGTTCATCCTAGTCCTTCAGAAACTTGCGGCCCTTGGTGGCAGCACCATACCCGCGCATATCGATATGCGTCTTGGTGCCCGTATCGGAGGGCCAACGGCCTTTCACCATAACCCCTGCTTTATTCAACTCGTCAGGATAGCCAATGTCTTTCTCAGGCGGCAACGGGTTGGTGTTGGGCTTGGGCTGCGTGTACTTGTTAGTCGGGTCTTTTTCACCCCAACCAAAATACTTGAATTCCTGATCCATCACACACCTCGCGGTTTGGTGGCGCTGCGCTGGTTCATGGCGCGAGCAACATTACGCCCGTATTTTTTCATTTCCAGAGAAGTCACGCCACCAGCTTTCATGCCCTTGGTGTGGTGCATGCGCTTCTCGTGCATCTTGACTTCCTTACGGGCTTCCACATCAGCGATACGCTTTACCTGCTTGGCCTGCATGACTTACTCCTCAAGTAGTGGCTACCGTAACGGTACCGATGGAAATAACAAGCGCCAGATCATTGGGCGTGAATCCGGCATCAATACCCCTTGCGCCACCAACGGGTGCCCAGCCCCACTGGATGATCCTGCTACCGCCTTCTGGAGTACCTGCATCATTGGCACTCAACTGCAACCCGCTGGTACCGGAGGTGCGGTAGCTCACATCGGGCCTTGGTTCCCTTACGGCCTGCGGGTCGTTCACGGGGTACAACCCAAGCTGCAACTGCGGCTGATCCGGTTCCCAACAAGTCGGGCAAACCTTGATCGACACGTTCTTGGTCTTGATGACCAAGTTCTTCAGTTGCGTCAGCTTGTAGCGAAACCCGCAGCGATCACATTCCGCTATTGCAAACTTACCGGAGGAAAACCGATTAGGCACGGCTTACCTCAAGAACGTCTCACGCGGCACAAAGCGCACCGCCGCCTTCTCACGATCCTCTTCAGCAGCCAGAGCAAACTGCTGCTCATAATCTGCTTTCAACTCCATGCGCCGCCCCGGATCAACCCCGGGCAGCTTCATCGACAGGTAGTAGGCAAGTCCCGCCACCATGCAGTTCAGGAACCGGAACGGGATGTCCTGCCCATTCACACCATCCCCGGCGTTTTGAATCCGACGCAGCCGCCAGTAGATGAACGTGTAGGGAATGGAGTTATCCGGCGTAGGCCACACCACGATCTTGGGGTTGACAACCGTACCCACTGAGTCAGTAGCCCCGGTAAGCCGCCTGATCCATACCTGAATCGGTCTGCCCGTTGCATTCTTGTTGGGGATCATCGCGTAGGTGCTCGATGAAATGCGCGTGATGTTGATGTCCTGCTGGGTGACACCTGAGCCCGTGCGAACAACGTGGTCCAGCAAATCGATGGTATCTACCGGGATGTCGTACTCAGCCTGCTGGTAGACAAGAGGCACCGAACCCTGCTCGATGGTCCAAAGGTTAATGCCCCTGTTAGCCCATTCGATTGTCAGCAGATTGAGCGAGCGACGAGCAGTACGAAGGTCATACCCCGAGCGAAGCTCTTGCCCGCAGCGCTCAAAGGCTTCCTCGACCAGCGTATTCAGGTCAAGGTTGAAGTCCGATAAATCTGTCGTCTTGTATGTTGCCATCTACTTCTTCAGTTTGCTCAGGGTCTGGGCAAGGCGAGCGCGACGGCCAAGCGTGCCGGGTTTCTCAGCGGCAGCGGAGAGCTTCTTGGCGGGGATTTTCTGCCCTGCGGGCACGCCAAGCTGCTTGTGCAGAGCACCGGGCTTCTTGATCGCCTTCTGAATCCATTTAGTTGCCATTACCTGTACCTCGCTGTTTTCGTCGCAATGGTTTTAGGCTGCTTGACGAACTGTTTTCCTGCGGCTTTTCCTGCCCGTTTGGCACGGGTTGTTGCTGCGTATTCTGAAGGGGACAATGCCTTGATTGCGTTTTCCGGCAAGTATCGTTCCCCCGTCTTGCTCGACGGTTTACCGGACTTGGTACGCCACTTCTGCGCAGTCCAGTCTTTCAGCGACTGCTGCGGGTTTTTCACTTGTATCCCCCGCCTTTTTCCTTGTAGCGTTTTGCCAAAAGCTGTGCTTTCCTTGCGCTCCACTGACCTGCCTTGGTGCCCTGTACGGCTTGGGACTTGATTGACTCAAACAGCGACTTTCGCATCCCCGGCTTGGTGTACACACCAGCTTGGTTGACCTTGGAAACCTTACCCCCGCGTTTATAAAGCTCAACCGGCTCAGGACCATCGCGTTTAACGATAGTACGGGGCCTTGCTTTTGGCATCTTGCTGGGGGCAATCGCCCCCATGCCGCGCGAGGGACGCATTTAGCACATCCCGCCGCGTTTCATTTTCTTCACATGATCGTGGTGCATCGCGTGGCCCGCAGCGTGTTTGCCAAAGTGTTCGCTATGGTGGACATGCCCGCCTTCCTCATGGCCTTTCATATGGTCAACATGGTGCTTGTGTTCGTGAGGCAGGTGGGAGTCGCCGTGCTCAACGTGCTTGTAATGTTCTTTCATGGCTTAAACCATCCTTCCTTTGGTATGGCCGCTCCTTTGGATCGAATGCTCACCGTGCGCACGCACGCTGCCACCAGAGGCCATCTTCACCACCGTGCCACGGGTGTGACCGCGCTTTTGTTCACTGTGCTCGCCATGCGCAAGATGACGGGCTTTGCTGCCGCCTTCGACATCCTTAGCCATAGTGCTCGGACCCATGACTTCCTTGATCTTGCCACCACGGGCGTAGCCCTTCATCTCAGCCATCTCATGCTTGAGCATCGACTTCGGAGCGCCCTTTTTCTTCATGAACGCCACTTCCTTTGCCATCATTTTCTTGGATTCCACGTTGCCTCCTTTGCGGTAGCCGTAGGCTTTTGCACGTTCTTCAATGGACATATTTTCCCAACCACGCGGGTTGGACTCACCACGATTCGCCCGGGTGCGCGCAGTGCCTTCTGCGACCTTCTCCATCGCTGCTTCTGCACGAGAGCCAGCCCCCCGCAACGCCCGGACCGCCGCAGGTACCTTGGAAAGAGCACCCAGCCCAGCCATAGTACCTGCTGCCTCCGCAGCCCCCTGAGCAACCGCACCCGGCAGGCGCTTGGCGGTTTCTTCCTTTTCAGCCAGTGAACGAGCTTTACTCGCAAGCGGGCTTGCCCGACCGGTAACCGCACCGGCATCGGTAGTACCAGAGGGAGTGGGTTTGGCTTCCGCTTTAGGAGCAGGTGCGCGAGCAGCCATACGGGCCGACTCATCGCCGTAGTCAGTGGTTTTCTTGGCGGGGGTTTCAGAGGCGTAGTTGTGTACTTTTTGCCGCGCCATGTAAAGATCTTGCCCGCACCCTGTTCATCACGCGCGGTTTTGAACGCTTCGTTGAAGGTCATATCGTCAAGGCTACCCACATCTCCACCCCCAGCGTAGCGCTTGACCTTGCCGCCGTGCTTCATGCCAGCAAACTTACCAAGCTTTTTGAATGGCATGTCCATTCTCCCGTGTTGGGTGTTTTGTTTACCAATGGCACCGCCCCGGGCGAAAGGTCTTTTTGACCTTTCGTAAGCTGCGTCTTCCGCTGCCTGACGCTTGGCTTCGTCAGCTTGCCGTTGCATTTCTGCTTTTTCGGCAGGGGTCGGCGTGGGGGACTTCATGCGCGCAGCTTCTTCGCGGGCTCTACGAGCCAGATCTTCCAGCCGTTTGTTCTCCGCAACTACGTCGCCGCCTTCCTTATATTTCTTCGCCCTGCGTTGCTCGGACAAGGCAATCGCAATCGCCTGTTTGGGGTTGGTTACTTTCTGGCCGGAGGAAGAGCGAAGCTTGCCCGAGCCAAACTCGTGCATCACTTTTTGGACCTTGCCACCAGTCTTTCGTGCTTCAGGGCGCATAAAAGCTCCTAACAATTCCAAGCCCGCAGGCTTTTGTTGATCCGGCTATTGGGGTCTTTAGCGGTCTTTGCAGACGTCAATTTCTTCTTCGCCCCCGTCATCCGGGCACAGAAAGAATCGCGCCGGGAGCCGCCTTCCGGCTGCGGCCTCTTCAAACCGGGTTTGTCGGGGTTTGCCGCGTTGTACGAAGCCCTCCCCTTCGCGTTCAAACCACCTTTCGGGTTTTTGCCTTCTGCTCTTTGCCATGCTGGAGTTTTAGCCATAGGCTACTTTCAATTCCTTTTCGTCATCCTCGAAATCCAGCTTCAACTGGCGCTGGGCCTGCGCAATTTCTTTCAACTTCGGGTAGATTACTTCTTCGCCAAAGTCGCTGTGATACTCGTGGATGCCCATGTGGCTCAACTTGATGGTCGGGTCAATCCAGACATCGAAACCCGCATCAATCACACGCTTGCAGAAGAGGAAATCCTCACCGATATAGCCTTCAGGGGTGAGGGCAAAGTCAAAGAAACCGAACAGCTTGGATTCCGCGATGTTGTCTGGATGCTCCCACTCTGGATGGTTTTTTGCGAGCGTCTCCAGAACATCACGGCGAATCATCATGAAGCCGGTGGCAACACGGCGGGCTTTTACAAGCCCCATTTCGTCCATGATGATGTTTTCATCTTTATCGTGATCCAGAGTCAGGATAAAGATTTTGCCGGGTTTACGGGATTCATAGGCACCGGCAACAACGCCACGATCCTGATTCCAAGCAAGCAACCGCAGCACTGAGTCGGGCTCAAAGCAAATGTCCGAATCAATAAAGAGCAGATGGTCGCAGTTGGATTTCAGGAACTCGTGGGCAATCAGGTTCCTCGCCCGAGACACGACAGAACAACCGCAGATGCTACTGATCTGGATGGTAATGCCGTGCTCAAGAACGTCCTGAGCAAGACGCGCAAGAGAGATTGCCATCTTGACGCCCACCTTGTGATCGTAGGCGGGCAGGCCAATCATGATTTTCTTGCCAGCGAGGTCAAAACCTTTTTGTTGTTGCACAAATCACCCGTAGAAAACCGTTACACCGGTCTGGTTGGAAATCTGAAGGTAGATGCCGTTGAAGGCAAGCACACCTTCGCTTGGGATCAGGAGCGTGGTGACCCCCGAGTTATTGGCACTGTCAGTAGAAGTAAGCCAACGAACCCCCTCGGTAGCCGCAGCCCCGGCAGTGATACTGCCAGAGTTGATGTCAGTTACCGTGTAGGAGTTGGCATCAACGACCGTGACAATGTAATTGCCATTGGTAGCAGTACCGCCGGTACCCGCAGCGAACGTCAACCCAATCGATTGACCGGTCTGCAGCCCGTGGGCGCTGTGCGTAATGGTAATCGTGGTACCAGAACGCCCGTATGTCACCGAAGTGGGGGCACTTGTGGTGTCCCACACATTCACGGTTCCAGCGGTACCGCTACCTACAGCAATAAGGCCCTTCAAACGAGTGCGTTGGGTATAGATGAACCCGCTTGCGTTGAGGTGTCCTGATTTAACGTCGGTTTGCATGACTGCTAACCTCCGTTAGAAATTAAGCCGAAGCCGGATCAGGCGCGCCGTCAGGACCGTTCACCGCGTAGATGATCGTGTACTGCACCGTACCAGCCGTCACCGAAGCAACAGTGGGGGTCAGCGTCGCAACAACAGCTACGTCAGTAGCGCCAATGCCCTTACCCGCCGGAGCAGCGGTGGTTGCCGCGCCAAACCAGTTGGCGAGCTTGGTAGCAGCGTTGGTGTACGCCAGACGGCCTTGCGAAGTGATATCGGTCGAAGCCCAGAAGAGGTTGGCCGTCGTGCCATCGCCAAGGGTCATGTTGGCAGCAGTGGAACCCGTGAACGCAACCAGCGTGTCAATCTTGATATCGACAATGATCGAGCCAGCCGGAAGAACCGCAACAGTGTCCGTGCGACCTGCAGTGGTCAGACCCGTGTAGTCTTTCTTGAAAGTCTGCTCGACAATCGTGTTGCCGGTATTAGCGACGTTGGTGCCGACAGTGGTACCGGTCGTGTTCTTGATCGTGCCAAGCAGCCACGGACCAAGATGGGTAGCGAATCCCATTGAAATCTCCTTATGCACAAGATCGCCATTCCATCGGTGCATCGTCCCCCAAGCGGGCTGGAATGGCTAAAAAGTCTTGGTCTTGAAAGGCGTTATACGCTCAGGTTGGAGGGGTGTCAACCAACTTGTTAGACTTTTCCAGATTCTCTTTCTGAGTAACCACCCGTAGATTCCACGGCACATGCAACCCACAGACATCCTCCCCTCGCAACGGGATGATGTGGTCAACCACGTACTGCTCCCCGGTGGTCTTGGTCATGGTGATTGCGATTTGGTAAAGCTGGCGTATCTCGGACTTTTGGGCGCGGGTCAGCCAAGGTGGGGTAGCCGCACGGTGTTTGCGGCGGCGGGCTTTGGTATCCGCACGGACCCATACAACATTTCTTTTTTTCCATGCAGCCTGATACACCCTCCGAACATGGGCGGGTCGTATTTTGGCGCTTTCTTTCACTTGCTCATGGTTAGCTACGTACCATTCATGTTTGGCCTCTTTTACTTCGGTACGCTGGTTGTACTCACGGAAGTAATCCGCGCGATCCCCCGCTGCCTTAGCCCATTCGGCCTTAAGACATTCAACACAGGCTCCTTTGGTCTTACGCGGGGCGATGTGCCCGTGCTTGCACGGCTCTCCAGTGAAATAGTATTTGGCCCCCAGCGTTTGGGCTTCCTTACGGGTACGGGGCATTTTGGCGATGTCCATAGTTTCCCTCTAAGAGACTTAGTAACAGGGAATGTACTTTATGGAGGCCCAAACGTCAAGAAAAAGAAAAGGCCCGGGGTTGCCGGGCCTTTTGTACTGCAAGTGCTTGATTTTTAGGACGAACCGCTCGAACCGAAGATACCGAGCGGGTCACTCCAGCCAAACGAGTAGCGCTCGCGCGCCTTGTAGCGGACGTTGCCGGTGTCGAAGTCTCCATCCATCGAGTTCTGCAGCGGCATCCGAACAAAGTGCTTAAGTCCGTTGGGCACATCGGTGGTCAGGAACCAGCCGTTGGTGTCCGTCAGGAAGTGGTTGATGGTGAAACCTTCCGCCACCGTACCCATTGCCTTCAGCGCGTTGATGTCGTT